CCGGCCCGGTCTGAGACTTGCCCGGCGAACTCCACAAGAACGTCCTGCATTTCCTGCGACTGCATGAGTTCACGCACTCCGGCGCGGTTTAACACAAACTTCTGCAGATTACCCATAGCGCTCCACCATTACATTCTGCCCCCAGTCAAGCGGGACAAGTTCTTCCTGCCCCTTGACCGGATAAGCAATGGTCCGAAAGACCTCTCCGAAGAATCCCACCTTGCGGTCCGTCCATGTGTGCGTATCGCCTTTCGGAATGCCCAGCGTATATGCCGCGCGCTTGCCGGTGAGGTTCAGCGTATCAATAACTTCCTGCGGAGTAGGCAGACCGATAAGCACATTCTCGACGACCGTCGGGGATTCCGTATAAATCGGACGGTTGAAACCATCGACGCCTGTCTGAATTTTGTCGTATAAGATTATATTTCGTCCTGTGAGCCGTCCCATATCTCATATACTCCTATCTGCTGCCGCCTTAATCCGAGCCGCTTCAAGTCGTTGCGCATTATCGCGCCCGAGATTCCGCCGCCTGGAATCGCATACGTGCCGCTCCATGAGTAGCCGAGCCCGCTCTGTGATTCCTGCGACATCGGGTCGCCGTCCATTGACTGCCGCATAACACGCGCCACGACGTCAACAGTGACCATTTTTACCACGCTCGCATAAGATGCGTCTGCCGTGATCATTTCGTCGATGTCTTTTCCGACTCTTTTAGCCTCAGTGCGCAAAGTATCAGAGACAAGCGGCAAAAGAGCCATGACGCGCTCGGATTCTTCTGACGTGTATTCTTTTCCAGTCAGCAGGATCACGTCTGTAAGCGTAGCGAAATCACTCATTTTTCGTCGTTCCTTTCTTAACAGGCCTTTTACTGGGAGCCTTGACTGGTTCCCAGTTTTCGCCTGTGATCTTGCTGTTTGTGGCGATAATTACGCCAGTCTTTTTATTCCGATACTCTGTCATCAGGTCGTGGTCGCCTTAACACGTGCGAAGTGATCAGCCGCAAGGATGCCCCAGCCGATATAAGCCTCAGCGCGCAGGCAAACTTCGTTGTATCTCTTCAGATCTCTGGATCTTCCGTCGGGATCGCCATACTGGATAACTTCGAGCGGAATGTTCACCGCATAGCCCCACTTGAAAGCGTTCTGGAAGTCGCCGACATAAACATGAGGGGTTGTCGTGGAAGCCGCAGCCTTCACAGGAACGGTAGAATTGACATCAGAGCCCATGCCGTAGAAAGCGTTGGGGTTCTGACCGAAACGGAACTCCGGATACTGAACAACGCCGTTTACCTTGATCGCGCTCATGGCCGCGCCTGCGTCGGGAGACATTGCGATGCCAGTAACGACACCACCGTCAGCCTGAACAGCGTGGATTGCTGCGTCGATATTGTCGTCAACGGAAGCCGCGACATAAGTTACGTCGTTTCCAGCGCAAAGGCCGTCAAAGCTGTTGGTGGACTGGAAAGAAGCAGCAGTCAGATCAGCGGGGTTAAGCCCGTGCAGGGCAGCGATGTCGAGGCCGCGAGCGATCTTCTTCGCAAATCCGTCTGCAAATGTCTGGAGAGTATTGATCCTTGCCTCATCGGAAGCGCGCAGGAACTCATCAGATACACGTGCCTGATAAACGAATTTGATCGGGCGGATTACTACGGGAGTAGCGGAAGCGGTAGCAGCAGGCTTCGCGCCACCTTCGCCGACGATAGAAGCCTCAGAATCAAGGTTAAAAACAAATTCTGTGATGCCGTTGAAAGGGATCGGCTTCTGCGCGGACAGCTTCGCAAGAGAGCTGTAACCTCTGACCTTGCTGAACATCTCAGCAGCGATCTGTGTAGGGAAATTTGTAGATGCATTAAGTGTAGATGCAGGCATTTTAGTCCTCCTTATTAGTTGTTGAGTGCCGCAGACAGCGATGTCCATGCGGACGTCTCATTATTTTTAACGTTAGGCTCGGAAGATCCGAGCGGTGCGATCGGTTTCGTATTTCCGATCAGTTTAACCATTGACTCAGCATCAGCCCGGATGGCCTTTTCGTCGTCGCCAGTAAGGCGCGCCGCCATCTGATAAGGGAGCCCCATTTCCAAAGCCACGCGGGTTTTTACCGAGTCCGTCTCGTATCCGTGAATCTTTGCATTGAGGTCTGCGACGGTCGCATTGTGTTTGCTGATTGCTTCCGCCTGCTGCTGGATCTGCGCTGTGAGCTTGGCGTTTTCTTTTTTGATGTCGTCATAGTCGGCGTATTTCTCAGCCGCCTGACGCTCTGCTCGTCTCACTCTCTCGCCGATCACTTTGTCGAGCTGTTCCTGTGTCTCAATAGGTGTAAATTCTGACATGTTATTGCCTTTCTCCCGATTTCCGGTCGGTATCCGTAAATGAGTATTAAAAAAGCACCGCCGAAACGATGCCTTAATAACTGATATGTTGTTTTGTTTTTTCTGCCTTAGTTTCTGAACAAATCCATGTAGCCAGGATCATGCTGTCGAGCAATGCGATGTCTGCCCCGTCCTTCATGGACTTATAGCCGAGCCCGCCATTCGCTCCAATTTTGCGCCGTTCGCAGTTTGTGACGACCTGAGTGACTGCAGATTGCTTCATGTGCTGAAATGTCCCGTTTTCCATCGCCATGTCAAAGACTGAGTTAGCCTTTATAATCTGCGAAACGGTAGCAGTCTCAACATGCTTTATTCGTTCGTTCTTCAGCGCGTCCATCAGCACATCAACGCCGTTTTTGCCATCCACTACTGCCTTCCGGTAGTCAGCTCTGGCAAGGAAATCAACGATCCAGCGCACGCCGCTTCGAATCGGTTTGCACCCAACGACCTCCGAGAAGATTTTCCCGTCGGCAGTCTTAACCGCAACAGCGAGCGCAGCATTTTCGCCGTCGATTCCGAACTTGATTCCGACAAATAATTGCCCTGTCAGCTTCGGGAGCTTATCGACTTGAAGGGCTTCCCATTCATTTCGACTAATTGCGGACCGCTGATTATACTTGATCCACAGCCCGAGCCTTTGAATGTTAAAGTCTGTCGTATCGTCGCCGATTTCCGAACGTACTTTGCGCTCGTTAAGGTGGTAGCCCATCGAAGGGTTTGTCTCGTACCACAGATCCACATCATTGACGTCTGACATGCTCGGAACTGACCACTCAGCCCAGCCCGATGCATATGACTCGCTCTGTAAGACCGTCTTGCGGAACTTGGGGAAAACCGTTCCCGCGCTGATTGCAGTCGGCGGAGTTCCGAACATAATCGTTTGTGGGTTGTCCGAGTCCGTAACGACATACTTTAATGCCGTTTCCTGTTCGGGTGTGTACTCCTGTGCTTCGTCAACGATTAGCACGTCGTAGCCTTCACCAAGGCCGCCTGTTGACGTCCTGGTCCTGAACTCTATGACGCCGCCGTCATCTGTATAGAGGTGCTCTTTGCCAAACGCCCGAAACGTTGACGAGATGTTAATGTCGCACTTCGCACACAAGCGGCTCAGGCGTTCCCAGATGGAGTGTGCTGTGCTTGCCCTGTGCGCTGTATAGAGGATTCGTTCGCCGTTCTTCAAACCCCATATACACCGCGCAAGAGCCATCTCTGACTTACCGTTGCGGCGAGGTACGCTGTATCCAAATTTCTGATGTACCCATAACCCTTCATCATCGACAGCCATAATGTCGTATGTAAGAGCCGCCTGCCATTCCAAAGCATCATGTTCGGATTTGTTATAGAGCTCGATTGCTTCCGGGCCTTTTGTGTCTGTATAAGGCAGAATAACGGACACCGTCGGGGATTGTCTCCCGACTCTGTCCATGATTATTCCTCCTTATGCTCTGCGGGGTCTTTGTTGCGGCACATTCTGCATTTAGAACTCATTCCATCCTCCTGCGCGATTCTGCCATGTGTGAGTCTTGCCGACATGGTACTCTATCAAACAACCGCAGCCGGGATGTCGCTCGAACGCCCCTGCTTGGTATGCTTCCGCGTAATCTGTCCAGTCTCCGGCACGGTCCATGCACCATTTGCAGACGTCTTTGCCGCCGTGCAGTCCGACGTCGTCATAGGTGCGAGTGATATGCACCGCAAGCCCCATATTCGAAGCGGCGGCGGCATTTACTCGCAGGGTTTCGTCCACAACGCCGAGAGAATTGTTTTTGATAAGCCCGCGCAGGTAGTCGTCGGTGACTTCCTCAGATTCCGAAATGACTTCCGCAAGACTACGTGCCTTCTCCGCATTGAAATCCGGCGTTATCGCCTTAAGCCCGACACCCGCCTTGCGGTACATGTCATTCTGTGCCATTGCGCAGACTTTTACGACCTCTTCGTGGTTTTTCTTCATGACCGCCGTGAAGATTTGCACCGCCTCATCACGGGTTATGTCCGTATGCCCATTCGTGTAGAGCTTCAACACGTCAAACATCAAATCTGCGGCTTCGTCCGCGAACTTGTGCGCGTCGCTATAACTCCATGCTCTTTCAGCGAGAGCATTAAGGCGTACGTTCTTCCGCAACAGCTTGGCATACGCCCCCATAATCTGATTTGCATCTGCCATATCAAATACCTGTCAGCTCTCTGAGCTTCTCTTCCGTGAAGTAATCCGGATACGCCATCTGGATCTTCTGCACCGCGTCGCCGATTCCGGATAATGCCGTGATGTCCGGCTCGAAAATCGGTCCCCAGTTGAGCTTTGTCCGCGTCAGCTGATTGCGCTTATACGGATAATCATCACGCACGCACGCCGCAAGATAGCCCGCATTAAGAAGTCCGACGCCGAACGTTTTCTGCGCCTTTCGAGCCGTAAGCCTTAACGACTCGTGCGCGGCTCTGATCGCCTCAGAACTCGAAGGATTTGCACTCGGAAATCCCAAGTCGTCAAGCGTCAGGCCCGTCTCTCCGGCAAACAGCCCCGCAAATACTCGGAGCTGGTCGGTATGAGGTGTCTGCGCCGCCGCCTGGAACTGCCCGACTGTCGGCTTGTCCCCGTCGTCATCCTTATCGATCCGCAGCATGCTCGACATCGTAGCGCGCCATTTTTCCATCTGTTCGGCGTTGGAATCCATGCCGAGGATATACTTCTGCGGATAGCTGTAAAACTCCGCAGAGATCTCCGAACGCTTCACGGTACGCATCGCACCGTCCACAATGGACATACATGCGCGACTGATGCGAGAATGTCCAAACGGCCTTGTGGCGTCAGGGCGATAAATAACCGGAACAAGAAGCGGATACGGAGCGGGATTTTTGATCGTATAGGGCTCTTTCCCCTTTTCGTAGTAGGTTGTAGCACCTGCCACGAAATACGCCTCAGTAATCGGCTGGTCAAACTCATCGAACTCCAATATCGCATAGCCTTCTTTAAGCATATTCGTTACCGGGTCGATGATTCCAGTTGCATGCCGTCCATCAATAACCCTCATGAGCGGGAAGCTATCTTCTCCGACCACGATGTAGATAAACGAACACGCTCCGATCAGCGCGCCAAGAATGGCAGAATCGGGCATAATATCCTGATTGTTCATGGCATAGATGTCATTCAGTCCATACGCATCATTCCCGAAGCCCTGAAACGACAGACGGTCCGCAAGCGCGTCGACGGACTTCCCGCACCATCCGAGAACGTTCATCATACCGCGAAGGTCCGGCGGTGTGCTGATCCCGAAGTCCTGTGCCACATGCTTCATGTCGTAAAAGCTATATCGAAGCATTACGCGGCCCTTTTTGGCTATTAACTTATTTCTGAGGTATTCAATGCCCTTGTATGCCATGATTGATTAACTCCATGCTCTAAAACGTTAGTGCCGTGTGTTTTTTTGCGCA